CGTAGAAGTCAGAAAGTGTAGCAGTTACATTAGTATGACTAATGTTCATAGCTACTACTTCAGCATGACGAGCTTTAGTTGTTGCCTCGCCTGTGCCTACTTTTTGGAACTTAACTGATTCTCCAGATACTCCATTTACAACACGCACTAGATTTTTGAACTTACTACCCATTCTTTGATACGCCATATGTACTTCAGATTCAAACTGAGTAATAAAAGCGTTAGTTATAGTAGCACTCATTTTATTCTCCTTATGTTGCTTTTGTTACCTAGATTATCTCACAGGAGCTTTATATGTTATCTTTTACAAGGCATATTCTACGCCATAGAGGTCTATTACTCAATCAACTGACATATTTTTTCTACTTTTTCAACTCACAAAGCTCAACAATGTTTTCACTTGGTATTACACAAGTGTCGCCTATGTCTGTATCATTGTAAGACATATAGATTATTGTAGCATTTTTATTCTTTTCTAAGAGAAAACCCTCAGTTACATTTATGTATGGTTTAAATGTTTTAGCAGTATTTGGATCTAACCATTCTGAATGAGATACAGCATCTCTCCAGGTAACTCTAACCTTTTTCGCTTTCGCCTTTACCATAGTATTTTTCAAATAAAGCTGCGACTTTGTTTATATAAGCTGGATCTCTTTGTCCATCTTTCCAATATCGAGGATCTTGCATCATAGATCTTAAATCTTCTAAACTTGGAGCAGCTTCTATGGCAGTTTCTGTTGTAGGCATTGGAGCATCTTTAGTTAGTTTCATAAGTTCTTCAATAACTTTTACACCAGCTGCTGTACTTGCTAAATTAGATGCTGCCGAATAAGCATCAGAAGATAAATTCTTCTTTGCCCATAGATCAGCTGCTTCTATTCTTTGTGTAGCATTTTCGCCTAATTGTTGTTTTTCTTCTTCCAATACAGGAAGTGCAGCTATTTGATTATCTACAAATTTTTTAATACCATCATTGTATTCTTCTTGAGATAATCCTTTTTTTCTAGCTGTTTCTTCCCACCATTGAAGCAAGGGTATATCTTTGTTTACTTCTATAGATACACCCTCTGGTACTTCTGGTTGGAATAATTCATATTCCTTGGGAGTATTGGCTATTCTTTCTTGTTCTATGTCTTGTCTTATTTGTTTTGATAGTTCTTCTGTTCTTGATCCTAGTTTTTTTTCTAAAGAATTATAACTACTAGCAAGATCTTCTAAATTTACTTCATTTGTATCTGTGTTCCAGAATTTTTCTGATATATATTCTGGTCTTTGTGGTTTTAGTTCGCCATTAGTTTTTTGTTCTTCGTCAGCCATTTTTTTGTCCTCGTTTTATTTTTTGTTTTATTACACTTAATAAATATCTTTGACCCTCTAAATGCCATAACACATTACTACTAGAGTTTGGATTTGCCAAAGAGTTATTTGTTATTTTTTCGAGGTATTCGATTGCTGCTTTGCCTTTACTTCCATTAAATACGCTAGCAAAAGTCCTGTCATCATCAGTAGCTACCTCTTTATTGTTGTTCTTGCGTAGGGTTTCCCATGACATTTCCAGGCATATTACCTTGTTGAGCCATATTTTGCAACTCATTTACTAGAGCTTGTTGTTCTTGAGGATCTCTAATTAATTTTTCTGGTAATCCTAGCTTTTCAGCCATGTATCTTGCTACTTCATCTTGTTTTACAATCATATTTAGTATTTGTGGTCCAAATGTTTGAGCCAAAATAGCATTAAAATTATTAACTACAGCTATATCTTGCTGATGTTGAGCTTGAGCTAGAGGAGATTGAGATATAATTGTTACTTCTCTATTATCTATTCTAGGTATTTCTATTAATCCTCTTTTTGTAAGTATTCTGATTATTCTTCTAAGAAGTGGTGTAATTAATTCTGATTGTAATCTACCAAATGCAGATCCAATCTGTCTTGATAGATCTGCCATTCTTTCTGATACTTCAGTAGCTGACATTGGTGTACCCTCTGGTCTACCAAGTGTTTCCATATACAATGCTTTTCTAATATTCTGACGCATATCTCCAAGTATAAGTTGAGCTACATCAAATCTACCTACTCCAGCTAAAGGAGTAAGACCTCTACTGTTTGGAGCTACAGGTATTAGACTACCAGGTACTAGATTAATATTATCTGGATTAATAACTCCATCATCTTCATAAGTATAAATACCACTAATATTCATCTGTGCATTTTGTAATATTAGTTCTACTGTAAGATTTGTTGTTTTGATTGCAGCCATAGCATTAAATACTGGACCACGACCAAATACTTCTCCAGATGCTTTGTTCCATCTAAATACAATATATGGATTACTACCAATACCAGATAGTTCTTGTTCAAGTATCATTTCTTTTTCATTTAAACAAACAACACAATACTTAAATTTTTCTGAATTAGGCTCATCATACATTCTAAATACACCCTCAACTACAGTTGCTTTTTCTCCTTGTTTATCATCTATAATTTTTAACATTTCTGGAGACATTTTTGCTTTAGGATAAGCTGTCATTAGTCTGTTATAAGCAATACTTCTTTTTCTAAATACAGTATCTACTTTGTTATCTGGTCCATTATTTAACATTACTCTTGGTAATGGAATAGCTTGGAAGTTTATTGGGTTTAAACTATCTCCCTCTTCTACTAAAAGTACACCAGTACCAATAGCACAATCCATAAATGCTTCATGTATTTCTTGATTAAAGTTAGATCCAGCAATTATTTCAAAAACATATTTTGTTATTGCATCTAATTGTTCATTAACAGCTGGTTTCTGTTGATCTGGTACTTCTGATCCAGCTTCAAAGTTTGCCCATCTTCCATATGTAGGAACAAGACCAGCTTGTAATCTACTAGCAAATTCTTGTATACCTACTACAGCTGTTTCATCAAATATTTTATCTGTTCTTCTTTCTCCTACAGTTTCTTCATAAAAAGATTCTCTTTGTGGTAAAGTATATTCATATGCTTCTTCATACTTATCTTTCCAATGATCGTATATTTTTTCTGAATCTCTATACTTCTTCATAAAAGAAGCTACTCGATTATCTGTAATTCCACTATCTAATTCTGTATCTGCTAATTCTATATATGCCATTATGCCATTGATCCTGTTATTGTTCTTGTGCTAGTTGCTAGTAAAGCTCTTCTTTCTGCATCTATTCCTCCAGATCCAGTAAGTGCAGCATATCTATTTTCTCTTAATTCTTTTTCTAGTACAGCATCTTGATTTTGATTTGTTATTGTTGCATCATTAGTAACTCCAGATGTAGATCCAGCTCCACTATCTGTTGTTCTATTAGAAGATGCAGCTATAGATGTACTTGTCATATTTTTATTAAATCTATCTAAATATCCCTCATAATCTGTTCTCATAGAATCATATAACATAGCACTTGGTATACCTGGTATACCAGCCATAGCAAATCCACCAGCTATTGCTAATTTTATATTTCTTTGTCTTTCAAACATTTTTTGAGATATTGCAGTTGATGATAATACACCTGTTGGATCTCCAGTACCCATAGCTTTAATATCACTTTGTCCATATAATGTTTCTTCTAATCTTTGTCCTGTAATACTTGTAGAAACTTTTTGACCAGCAGCTTTAGCTGCATCATATTGATCTTTAGATACTCGTACAAACTCTCCACCTTGTTGGACAAAATAACTTCCTACTTTTGCAAGTCCTTGATCTACTAAAGAATCTTTTGCAGCTTGAGATGCAGCTCCACCATATAATTCATTACCTTTTTCTCTTTCTCTTTGTACAGCTGTATTTACTGCTACTTTTGCAATAGATTTTTTTGCTTCTGTTCTTTGTTCTGAAGAATCATATCTATCTCCTCCATAACTTCCACCACTAGAAGTAGATGTAGTTCCATTTTTACTACTCATATTTTTTACCCTCTGGATCTGTCATGCCTTTTGTTCCTTTGGTAAATAAACTTCTTTGTCCTACCATACCTTTTTTTCTTCTAGCTTTTTGTTTTTTTTGTTCTTTTTCTAATCTTATTTTTTCTTCTTCTTCTTCTTTTCTTCTTCTTTCAATATCTAAGCGTAGCTGTCTATCAGCTTCAGATTCTTGATTTCTTGGTCTACCAAAAGCGCCCATTACAGCTTTATTTCAGAAAAACCTTTTTTTTTCAACTCACAATATAACTGATATGGTGTGAATATCCAAAAATTTGACATTCCAAGTAATCTTTGAACATAACTAACACAGCTATGCTCTTTAATCCAGGATCTCATTATTACTGGGAATCTAGGTAAATTATATTTAACTGGCACTTGTAGTATCTTTCCATTTTTTTGACTAATCATTCTAAATATTTTATCTACTTCTTCTTCATCTAGTGTTTCTACAAACAAATGACCAAAATTATATTCTACTAATAACCATATTTTTTTATGTGGATCATACGACATAACTCCACAATGTTTAAATCCTTTTTTAAAAAACTTATGAGATCTATGAAAGTCATTGTTTTCATAGAAAAATACTAACCATTCAGTTTGTTTCGCCATACTGACTTTCTTTGCCCACTAAATATATCCCAACCTCTAGTTTTTACTACAGTTGGCTTTGAAGCTCTACCAGATAATAATGTTTTACCCTCTCCAGCTCCCATTAATAGATACTGTAAAGCATCATGGACATGAGAATATCTATTTTTCATAGGTTTTTCATCATATCTATCGCCAGAAGTTTGTAATCTTCTATAAAAATAGCCACCATTGAAACCTTTTTTTAAATTTATACACCTTTTATCTACTAAAAATCCTGGTTTTTGATCAATTAATCTATTCAAAGCTGTTTCTACAGCTTCTATTCGTAGTGCTATATCATTTGATGGAGCTGGTTTACCCTTTATTCCATTTTGTCGTAGTATTTGAAATGGTGTTGTTTCATCTGTTTGAGCTCTAAAATCTCCAGCTGGATCTCCATATACTTCTACATCTAATCCAGAATAATTTTTTGCTATTTCAAATCTAAGTAGCTCACTAAACCTAGATACACCCATATCAAAACAAACTAATTCTTGTAATATTAACCATCTACCATTTGGTAGTCTTTGACCAAAGACAGCAGCTGGTGTTAATCCAAAATCAATACCAATAAATATAGAAGTTGGAGCTGGCTCAATATCTTCTTTAGATAAATGTAAATCATTATTCCACATAGGATAAACAGGTTTACCCTCTTCTATGCTGCCAAGTTTATTCATTACATAAACATCTATCCAACCTTTTGTTTTTCCTTTGATAACATTGTTATAATAATCTTTTGTTAGATTCTTTTTGTTTTCACATGAAATATTTTTTTCATATCCAACAAGTGTACCATCTTTTTCTTTTTTTTCTTTCATAGCAGCTGGCTGTGTAAAGAAAGACCAGTTATCTGGTTTAACTAACATGATAGCTTCATCTCTTGATATATGATCTGGTACTGGTACTTCTCCACTCATTATTGACCACCAATGATCTTCTTCTGGAGCATTTGTATCGGCAATAACTCCATACCAGGAAGCTCCACCATCTCTCATACTTGGATATCTACCTACCCTCATAGTACAAGCATCTATAATTGACTTTGGTAATTCTCTTGCTTCATTAACCCATACACCTGTAAGCTCTAATGATAATAATTTTTTAACATCTTCTGGTCTATCTAAAGCTAAGAATATAACTTCTAGATCTAAGTTTCCTTTTTGAATATGATGGGTATAAGGTATAGACCATCTAAAAGCTCCCCATTCATTTTCTGGAAACCAATCTAGCCAAGTTTTTATTGTTGTAGTTTTAAGTTGTGGGTTAGTGTTTCGTATTACTGCCCATCTTGATTTTCGTATATTACTTTGATTTGGTTTTTGTTCTAATGCTCTTTTAAGAACTTCAATACAACAAGCTACTGACTTACCAGATCCTACTGGTCCTCTTATTCCTCGGAAGAAATCATTTTTCTTTAGAAAGTTTTTTAAGGTATTCCCATCTGGTTTGTAGCTGAGACTTCCCATTTATTTTACTTTGTCTAAATACTCTATTAACAATTTTTCTCTTACCTTTGGGCCAAGACTTTCTATTAGCTTGTCGCACTCCCTGTCCGAAACTTCTTGCTCTGGTAAAAATTTTAGATGTACTTTCCTTACTATCTTTCTCAATCGTTGTCTCTCTTGCCAACTGATCTGGAATATCTGCCTGTTCTCCAGATTCGTTACGTCGTCTGTTCTGTCTTTCGTCATTTAGAAACTCCTTAAAAAAATCCCATGATAAGTATACCATAGGTTTTTGAAAATCTCTCTTTAAAATTAATAAATCTGCTGATCCTTTCCATTTGTCAAGTTGTGTAAATCCCTCTCCAGACTTTCTGGCTTTTACTTCTATGGTTGTACCACCATACAAATCATTTACTTTGACATCATGTGGAAAGTCTTGAATAGCTCCAGATAAAGGTTGTCTCCTGGCATCATAACCCTCGCCTTGAAACAGTTTAACTATTTCGTTTTCGACTCTAGTTCCTTTTCGCTTTTGACTGGAAATCTTCTTTCCCCTTTCTGCATAAGACTTTGTCTTAATTTACCACTTTCAATATATGCTTTCTCTAATCTATCAAGTAAAAATTTATTTGTTTCTTTTAGTTCTTTTAATTGTTTGAGCTGAGTTTCTGTCATTATAGCTTTTTATACAAGCTATCTAAAAAATCAATTCACTTTTTTTTATGTCTATTTGCAAAGTTCCTGGCAGCTTCAACTGAGCCAAATCCCCATGCCTTAAGTGCTAGTGCCTTTCTCGTTGGTCTGCCTTTTTCATCTTTCATTGGTCCTTTCATACCAGCAAATCTGGCAGCAAAAGAAATTCTTCGTGGATTGACACCCTTTTTTACTGGAGATTTTAAATTACTTCCTTCTTTTCTTTTGAAGTAAGCTCTACCAGCAGCATTAAGTCCACCTTTGGGATTCTGATATTTTTTTGCAACCAATTAAGTACCCACTTTCTTTTGGGCCATCTTATGTGCAGCTGTAAATGACTTTCCATTACGCATTTCTTTTCTCATCATAGCCATATGCTTGGCAGAATGATGTTTAGAATGCTTTTTAAGAGTGTTTTTTTGTCGTTCTGTTAATGATTTAGCCATAATATGTCCTTTCTAGCTAAATTGCCTATACTTTCGTACTTTCGCAGCGATTGATTTTGGCTGTTTAGATACTTGTTTGCCTTTTTTCTTTGCTTTTCTCTTTTCTCTAGTAGTTCTTGCATACTCGCTAGCACTTAAAGCCTTTATTGCTTTTTCTGGGAGGTATCTTTCTCCTGTTTCACTTGATTTCTTTCCAGATTTGGTACGCCATTTCTGTTTACCCCAAGCTTTAAGGCTTCTTTGACTTTTTGCGAGTGCCATTCTTCTTCTTCTTTAATAATTTAAAGTCTGCTTTTGAGATTTTACCATCTCTATTCTTATCTAATTTCTTTTGATTACCTTTAAGCATTATCTATATCCTCCTCCAGCTTTCTTGTAAGCCTTAGCTAGTGCCTGTGCTTTACGAGCTGACCATTTACCAGCAGCAGTACCATGACTTGCTTGTGCCTTAATGCGTTGAAATATTTTTTTACGCATTGTTGGTTTCGTATAGTTACCAGCTTTATTTACTGTACTTTTTTTAGTCATAATTTTTATTGCCTAGCTAGGCGTGAGAGTAACCCTCTCGTAGTTTTCGTCTAAAGACAATTAACCTTAAATCTTTGAATTATTTTTGTCTATGCACAATTTACTTTTTTTAACCTTGTTGTGTGTATGACATCTATCACTACCTAGAGCTGTTAGTTTTTAACCCCCACTGCTAGTTTATCCAAGATCTATACTAACCTTTATATCTCCTACGTGCGTGTGTGACACCTTATCTGGTGTACGCAGTCCTACCCTGTCTAGAATATCTTTACTGGCTTCTAGCTGTACGTATTCAGACTTGGCGTTGTTGGATAATTCAACCATCTTCTTACTAGCTGTAACAGCTCCTAGTCCTATCGTCTTAGCTACTTGTTCCATCATGTACTTTTGTACCTTTGGGAGACGTAGCGTACGACTAGCACTTACTCTTGCTGCTTCTGTATTGTTTTTTGTTGAATATCCAGCGATTATTCCAGCTTCCTTTATGGTACAACCTGTTGTTACGATGGTATCAACTAGCTTACGTTGTTTATCGGTTAATTCGTCATTCATATCGCCTCCGTTGGATAATTGTAATCATTGATAAATTCATGTCAAGAACATTCGTCAAGTAATATCAGCACATCACTGTATCTAGTAGACTCGCTCTCGCTCGACACAATGTATTGATCTGGCTCGTTCACTACTTAAGTCTTACTGACTACCCAAGATGATTCGCGTATTCCTTACGCTCACATCTTGGAGTTCAGTAACCCACGCTGTCCACAACTGACTGTGGGCAAGACTACGCAGATCACGACCAGATCATTTCTTTTTTAATAAAGAAACAAAAATCTTTCTGTTTCCCCTGTATCTACCAATAAGTGCGCCCGTCTGTGCGCATGACCAGTTTAACAAACACTCAGGATATTCCATAAATGCAACAATAATAGATTCGTGGAGCCTGATCGCTTCGCGATTTATCCACGAACGATTATTTTGCATTCAGCAATCCTACGCTTCCTCATTAATCATTCGTCAGCTAGGATAACTAGTCCTTCGTTGTTTGTTCTTCTGTTTTCATAATCTTTTTTGTTTTTTACAATCAAGGTTATATCCCAAGTGGGATAAAGTATTTACTTGGGTAAATAGTCAACAAAAGGAGTATCCAATGACTAAATCAACTAATGTAGAACTAAACCAAGCAGATAACATAGAGAACATTCGTAGTGTTCAATCTGCTAAATATGAAAACGAGTTAGAATCACTAGCTATCAGGTTTGATGATCAACTCGTTGAGCCAGTCAGGGCTACTAATTACTCTGATGGTACTGAGTACAATATGGGTGAGATGGATTTTACTATCCAGATGAATCAAGAGATTCCAGCACTTCACAAGAGATTGGAGAAAGTACTCAAGTTTATTCAGATGACTGAGGATTCAATCAAGAGGATTGATGAGAAGATTGCCAATAGAAGAACTAGATCATCTTCTGAGTTGTTTCAAGACAACATGGAGATTGAGGCAAAGCAACGTCAAGCACTAGAAGAAAGATTGCAGACACAACACTATGGTCGTAATCTTATCTTGGCTAGTATCAAAGCTAGGGTTGATTACTTCAAGAAATGGATTGGTGAGGATTGGAAACCATACAATTCAAATGTTCGTCAGTCTAACATTACACCTGAGAAAAAGAAGTTTCTCTGGACCAAGCAAGGTCAAAAGGTTGCTGCATTTTACAATGCAAATGCTGGTAAGATTGACAAAGCAATCGACAACAAAGATGGTACAGTTCAATCTGAAGTTATACCAGCTATTGCTTACTAATTAATATATACTATCATCTGGTGGGGATTATTCCCCATCAGTATATTTTTTTTTAAAAAAAAATCGGTCTAAGTAGACCGAAGAAAGCGAGTGCCAATGAGATCACACACAGTGTGGGTAGTCTAAAAGAGAATAGTTTATACATACCGTATAAAATATACAGGTAAGGTGAAAAGTAGCTTACCTTGAGATAGACACATTGTAGATCGAGGATAGTAACAGCTAGACCCATGAGCTTGGCAGTGATGTAATGGGTGCTGCTATAAACTGCCCAGACTAAGGAGAATGATATGGAACTAATAATTATAGAGCTAATACTTTTAGCCATAATTCTGTCAAAATGAGGAGTTAATTATGGATCAAGAAGATAAAGAGAAACAATGGAAAATTATGAAATATTATTTTGAATGTTTCATGTATCTATGTGGTAGTTTGTTACTCATAGGTATATTTTTATTAATCGTAATATAGGAGTGTGTATGACTATAACAAATGAATTACAATCTGTAGCTGATAATTTACCAGAGAAAGCTAGCTGGAAAACTATGGCTGTTAGACATGAGAATCATAGGCAGATTAAAGATATGGCTGATTATTACAAGATACCTATAGCACAGGTATTAAGTATAATTATAAAGAAATCATATACTGATTTTGTAATGGAAGAATCAGAAAAGATAAAAGAAAGGAAAGCAAATGATAAGTAAGACAATGAGAGGTACTATGTACGCTGGTAGTTTCCTAGCAAACAGTACCGTATGGAGATATGCTAAGAAGAGAGGTTTGTGGTATTATAGACTATTGCTATCAAATAGATTTGCAGAGGTAATGTCAGATATCTTTGAAATGACCGAACTAGAAAAGAAACTAAACAAAGAGAATTGGAATAGTCCAGTAAAGAAAAAGATATTTATGGTTGATGAAGATGGTTACATCTTTGACAACACTACTGGTGAAGTATTCGGTAATGTAAAAGATGGAGTAAACAACAAGTTTGATATGGATAATAATAAAGAAGAAAAGATTATTATGCCAGATGAAACTAAGGAGTAACTATGAGTAAGGTTGGTAACTGGAATTACAGTATGCAAGAAGATGCAGAAGCAATGACCAGAAATGAGTTCATCAAGAAACATGGTATCAATCAAGTTGATATATGGGATACTGCTGAACGTAGAAGAAAGCTAGAAGATGAGCTTCTACCTAAAGATTTTGCAATAATAAAGGAGTTGAAAAAATGAGTGATGCTCAAATGGATTTGAACAAAAGTATTACACAATGTTTGGAACAGATATCCAAAACAATGAAGCTACATATGGATCATATTCAAAGTATGGAAGCGAGACTTATGAAGTTGGAAGGATATTATGAAGATCCTGAATCTGATCTAGACAAATCATATGGAGGTACAAAATCATGATGAAACTAAAAATTGCAGATAATTGTAATTTTGATTTAGATAGACGACCTATCTACACTTTTCATGACAACAGTTATGAACAAGTGCCAGACAAGATTGCATTATATCATGGAGATAATGGTAAATATATTTCTACCGTATCAGAAAAGAGTTCAAACAATCTAAGATCGTATGGAGAGTTTGTAGGTATGTTAAATGAAGGCATAGTAGATTCAGATATGAATACTGATGATATTAAAATATCAGATAACATATACAATGATGGTAAAAGATTCGCTAGAATCATGGATTTTCCAGCATACAAATTTGACTATCGAGGTGAGATGTTCAATCTAAGATTGTGGAGTTGGACAGCTTATGATTTGAATTGGGCAGAACAATTTATATTTGGTCCAATTAATATCATTTGTATGAATGGTCAGTTTACTTCTAATTGGAAGATACAAGGTATGTCCAAAAAGAACTGGAACAGAAAAGCTAGTATAACTTCACTAGATATCAAACAAGGTATTGATGAGTTTCTTAACTTTCCAGAAAGATTGGAAGTGTTGAGTAATTCAATGGTTAACAACTGGCAAGTCAAACATTTGTTTGAGAATACAATAGCTCATATCAAAGATGATATACACCCTAGAGTATCTGATTACAGAATGAGACAGCTGTCTACATTATGGGATAGATACAAAGGTAAGTTTGGTATGAATTTGTATTCGGTTTATCAGACTGCTACCGACTGGGCAAGTAACCCAGAAGGTAAAGGTATGCCAATGAACATGACAAGAACTAGATCACAACAGATTGTTGATATGATGAAAAGCAATGATTGGATTGAGTTATGTCAAAAAGAAATACATAAAGCTAGAGGCTTCGCTCCGAGAGAGATAGCAGCTATGGCTTGATAAGAATAGTGTTGTATGGATAGTCAAAACCAATGGGATATCCTCTTGGTTACAGATACAATACTGAATCCTAGCTGGTGGTGGAAAATCTTAGATACAAATCCACCAGCTGGATAAAAGAACATTCTGCTGAATAATGAGGTGGCTTCTCATGGGTATTATACTGCCTACTAAGAAAGTATATAGCAGAACTAGGGAGTATCGTATATCGTTGATTGTACCTTATACCTTACTCCCCCAATGGTTTCCTGTTATGCAGACAGGGATAGCGTATGACTGAACAA